GACAACTTTTAATCATGTAATCAAAATCTTCATGAGTATGTCCATGAGTCCACAATTTAATTCCTGGACGATCCATAATGAATTGATCCAAACGAGAATTGTAAGCACCATTCATCAATTGATCATGGGCATAGCGAGGATGCTCTGAACTCTTGCTTGGAGCATGATGACCAACCACAACTGTTGTCATCCATGGAGGAGTAGCTTCATAGGTCTCCTCGATAAACTTTAACATTGCTTTGTGGTCTTCCACGGCATCCTGCGGAGATAGATATGCTTCACGAGTCTTGAAGACTGCATGATACACTCCAGCACCATTCTCATCTTTCTTGTGTTCACCATTCTCATCTAGAGTTGGTTCCTGCGTTCTGAAATTAACTTCACGGAGACTGTTCTTACAGATTTGGAAATCATTCATGCGACGAGATACATGATTCATGGTCATCTCATCTTCACCATTCATATCAGTCCAAAGAGTGCCACCGATAAAACGATGATCACCTAGATCCCAAACTTCTTTGTCTAGAAAGTGGATGTTATCACCGCATTGCTTCATGGCATCTTTCAAATAACCAGCACTAGTAGCAAAGTCACCATGATAATGCTCATGATTACCCATAACGTAGACAACATGAGGAAAGTTACGACTGCAAGTAGTAAAAAAATCCAGATAACGATCAGTTTTAGCAGAAGATAAAATACTATCGGTGACACGAAGGTCAACAGCAGTACAAATATCACCAGACAAAACAAGAACATCAGCATTTTGAGTATTCTCTAGTACGATTGGTCCGAACTCCAAGTGAACGTCCGAACAGATTGCGATTTTCATTAGTGCACCTGTGTATCATTAGTAACTTTAAGAGGAGGATTATTTGCAACGCTATTCAGCAGTTTTAAAAAATCTTCAGTGGAGTCAGCTTCATTATTCAAGACCATGCATCTTGCAATAAGTATTGCTGATAGTAAGAGTGGGCTTATCTCATACTTCACAGCCAGCTGAGAAATGTAAGAGTCCACACTGCGGGAAATTTCGATTAGTTGTTCATTTGTCATCATAATATAATTATACTCCAGTTTTTCTTGCAAGTCAAACGATATTTTTAAGATACTTATACATTCTTACGTAGAATGCAAAGCGTAGTGGCTCATGCTCGTAATTGGGTAGTTTATCACCCCACATTTCAATCATGTCTTCATACGCCTTCTGGATCTCTTGGTCCGTCATTCTTTATCCTATTAATAAGGTCATTGGCTTCAGACATACCTTTAGCCTGCATGGCAAGATCAATCAACTCTGCATGTAATTCTGCCAGTTCATTGAACTCTTGCAACTTTTCTTTAAGACTACGTTTGGTTTCAACTCGATCTAAATTACGAGCAATACCACCTTTGGCAATCTCATAGAATACATCTGGTTTCATATCTACTTCTTCATCGTATACATTGACCCATGTACCATTGGGCATGAGTTTAATTTTCCAGATTTTTCGTTCCATTTTCTTCCCTAACATCTTGTATAAAATATTGCACATATTCAATTGCTTCTTTGGCTTCTGCCTCGCTACACTTATACATCTCCATGAAGAACATCGGTATTTTCTCTGGATCCTGCTCCATGATATCTACAAGTTCTTCATACTCCCAATCAATGATATGATCCATGTCATACCACAGCGATAGTTTACCGCTAACATTGTAGAATGCATACCAACTAGAATTACTCCAACGAGCATAACTCATTCTCCACCTCCGAAGTATCCTATCAACAGATTCATGGCTCGAATCAGCTTCATATTGTTTACCACGTCCTCGGGATGCAACCAATAACCATCGGGATTTAACTCATCCTTTGGATTGGCTTGCCATTGATCCAACTCACTCTGAAGATAATTCCTACTATCAATCAAAGACGTAAGCGTAATGCCATGTGCAACTTCATAGGGGATGTTTAATCCTCCAGAGGGAAAGAGATGTTCGTTCTCAGTTTTAATCATGCTTGGCTCCAAAGTAAAAACACAGGGCAGACCAGACTAGGCAGAATATTGCAATGGGTATATTATCCATACGAAATGTAAACAGTGCTCCCATGCCAGTCATGAAGGTAAGAACACCAGTTAGGTTTAGTAGTAACTTCATCTGCGAAAACTCTCCATCCAACGAGAAAGAACAAACACTGCCTGTTTCTTACTCATGCCAAACTCAGCTTCGAGGTAGGGTGCGGCACCAAACATATTAGTTACCCCACTATCCCGAAGGGATTTAAGATACTCAAAGTATCGCTTCATATCATATTCCACGTCGTACATTCCCTCATATTCGTAAAGCATTCCCATATCAATACCTCAAGTGTATATACAAAAATAAAAACATCAAAAGAATTACTATTACATCAGCCCATGTTCTACCGTTCATATATTCCATACCTTATAAAATAATAGGGTAACACCACAAACCCACCCACCATTAGCATAGTAAGAAAGAATACAAAGGATATTACCTCCAGTGGAGTCATTATCCATCTTATCAGTTCATTCATCGAGATATCCTTAATTCCGCATTCGGATTATCAAGACAGGCAGAATGATACTCTTTAACAAAGTTCACTAGCCCATCATACGAACCCCACCCATTCTCTGGATTATATGCTTTATACTTCTCGGGGAAGCAAATTAGTTCCACCATACCTTCATGCAATAGAGAAAGAATCTCAAATGCTTTAGTGTAACCATAGGAACATTCCTCGGGTCGCCAAAGAATCTTGTAGAGTGTTTCCCCATTACTCAGTTTAACCGCATCAGCCATCTTACCCAGATTGTGAGTAATATTCCCAGAGAAAACAGATGTAGGCATAGTTACCATTAAATCAACATCAAGACTCATTCTTCAACTCCGAAATGTTCTTGTAAATCTCGTCTAATAAACTTCACGGCATTGTCCCATATTTCATTACTACCACCTCGTTCAGCATCGTGTACAATGCCTAAACATTCCGCCACAATCAACTCGGCTAATCTATGAGCACGTAGAGCAAGTTCTGGTGCAGGATAGTCTGCTTGTATCATTAGTTCTTTCAATCGTTCATTCATATCGAACCTTTTCACAAAAAAAATTCTGCGGGACTATTTTTCCCGACAGTGAAACTGAAACCTTTAAGTTTTTTACTGTAGTCATCATAATAAATCGTCTTGGGTTAACTTCGTCTATAGGATCTATGGGTAGGAGTCCCGTCCACTGAATATACTCACCTAAGATGAAATGAGTATTTTATCTCATGAATTACAAGTCATGTGTGGGGACATCGCTTCATCTACCTTGGCACCGACTCTTTCCATCCAGCGTTGTTCAACTATCTCATTGACCCAGTCTTCAGGGCAACTACAGTAGTCAGCTATCTCAGCACATGACCAGCGAGTGGTGTCCAGTAGGTAGTTGATTTCTTCCCAAAGTTCTTTCATTGCAGCCATTCTTTTCTCCTTAAGCAGTCAACATGTAAGTAGCGAGATCTTTCCAGTCTTTGTTAGAAGCACGAACCTTCGTAACAGAGATAAGTGTACGTAACGAGATTTCTTTGCAGTCATCTTTGATCTCACGAATAAGAGCAAGAGCATCCTTCTTGCACTCTTTGTCATACTCAGGCAAGAACTCATCAGACAGAGCGATGTGTTCCATACGATCAATCTTCTGTGAGAGAGTCATAGACAGGTCAATCATCATAGAGCGACTGCGGATAGCTTGGTCGATCTTGTCTTGGCTCATGTTGCTAATAAAGATAACACGTCCTTCGAAGTTGAAAGATCTTGGGAGATCGTCATCACGCATATCAGCATTCCAGCTAATGATACGCTTACCATATGAGTCAAGAGCAGACTTGAGGATGTTCAGAGCAACTGGATCCTTGAGAACAGCATCACAGTCATCAAACACGATAGTACCTTTGTTGTTCTCAAACAGAGTGCGATACAGACCCTTAGGAGTAGAATAACCCTTAACGAATGTGAAGCACTTGCGAGCATTCAACACAGTGCCAACTTGGAAGTCAGCAAGATCAGAGATATCCTGGAGACCATTGGCTTCCAGTGTTTTTGTCACGGTATAAGTCTTACCGAGTCCACCTTCACCAGTGATCACGGCAGAGGGTTGAACACCAGCAGCAACCATGGAGACTAATTTCTCAACAAAGCCAAAGCGAGTGTTGATATCGTACTTTTCGGTCTTCTCTACGAATGCTTGTTCAGCTTCAGCGATAGAGCCAGACATCTCAGAGATGCGAGCCTTAACAGCGTCTTCGTATTTGCTACGAACAACCACTTTACCGTTTACAGAACCAACAAATTTACCAGAGGCAGAGTCGAAAGTCACGAGAGTCTTCATATTTAAGTCCTTTTCATTCATCATAATATAAGTATACATCAAGTCCGAATTAAAGGCAAGCGATTTATGGAAAAACCCTCAAAAACTGAGGGGATTAAGGGTTACTAGAGTCGTATACTTACGTTTTAGACTCATTTTTCGTCTTTCTACAGGATTTAGGACATCATTTATCATCCCTAACACAGTTAGTATACCTCTTTGGCAAGTAAAAGTCAAATTTATTTGATTCTTGCATCTTGCATCTAGTCTACTTCTGTCCATAGGTCACCACCAGCCCTAAATTTACCACTAGGCAAGTCGTCTATCTGTGGTTCCACCATAAAATCATCGAGTGTCATCTCTTGTAGGTCTTCATCGGACTTGTTATGAATCTTTTTCAGCTGTAGTTTGCCCTGTGCTGATAATTTTTCACGTTGATCAGCGGACTCAGCAGTCTGCCAGTGCTGTGTGATCTTCTCCGAGATGTTTTTTCGCGACTTGTGGGTGTGTACCCTAGAATTACCACATGAGCGAGAGCAGTATAGACCCTGCTTTCTGTGAGTGGTGCCACAAGTTGGGCAGTTTTTTTCTTTATATGTACCCATTTGCGGCAGTATAAAGAACATTCATAAATTTAGATATGGTGCGACCTTTACTCACTTTGTCACTTCTCCTATCCACACAATGCTTCGTATAATGCTATATTCTTTCTCTAGATATTTCTTCAGTGCTCTTAGAGACATTCCCTTCACTCTCTGGTGCGTTATATCTTTTAATATCCACTGCTCATCTTTGTGCTTTACTAGTTTGTTATCCTTTAGGCGATATCCAAAGGGAATATGACCACCCAACCACTCTCCTCTTTCTTTCTGTGCCTTCTTTACTTCTCTTATTAGATTTGCAGAGTGGATTCTCTTGTCATTTAGTTTATGGAGAGCCACATGGTGAGATGAGCAAAGTGTTAGTATGTTTTCCTTTGCGTCCGTTCCTCCCAGAGCCTTAGGAAGAATATGATGATGTTCTATGGTTTCTGTTGATCCACATAGTGCGCAGAAGGTTAGTTTCATTCTTTGCTCTTCTTCCACATAGCCATTGCTTTATCCAACTGATCTATCTGCTCTAGGCGTATTTGATCCATAATGTTAAACATATCTGCATTCATGTTCTGCTGAGTCATCTTCCAGAGAATATCCCTTTGTTTCTGTAGCGTATCTATCACTACATCATAATCTACTTCTTCATTCATACCATTACATCCACGTTCTGTCCCTTACCTATTTCCTGTACTCTACGTGCATTCTCTCTCTTGCGATTGTCTTCTAGATTGTCTATGATACGCTTCTCGGACAACAGACGATTGTAGTGTTGCATCTGCTCTAGGTGTTGTAGAGTGGCTGGATTTATCTCATTTACTTTCATAGGTATAATTCCTTTTCTTGGCGAATTCTTCCGCTTCTTCCAGTGTAGATAATTCGTAGTCTTTCTCGTTCCACCACTCACACTCGCATACATACCTATTGGCTGCATGGCTGGCTTGTCTTAGAAATCCATGTGGAGCCATGGGATGAGGATTACATTCCTTTTCTGTATTCGCTTCGCTCATTAGGATAGGCTACTACCCAGATCTCGACTGGCTTTCCAGTTGTCCCAGTTATCTGTTCTATATCCCGTGGCGAGATCTTCGTCTGGATGTACGTAGTTGCATACTGAACCCCATTGTTGTAGGAATTCCGTATGCATTGATTCTGGCACCCAGAATCTAGTTCTATTGAGGTGTGGTTCGTAGGCGAGTTTATTCTCGGAGATGTACCCCGACACTTCCATAAACTTTGGGTCGCTTGTGTATACGCAGTATTGATTCATTCGTTTCCCCTTGGAGTAGTGCAAGAATCATTCCACATTCCTCTTGCTTGTAACTTATACTTTTCCAGTGCCAGCCAATCCTCAGCTTCTCTTTCTGAATCGAAGAATGGCGAGATGGTCTGATTGTCTCTATTCTTATAGAAATAAGTGTAGGTGTTCATTCCTGCATCTCTATATTTTACGAGTGTCATTTGTGCTTTGCCTCATCGATTAGATTAAGGATTTCTTTGTTGGCTTTGGCCAGTAGCATCTCTAGTTCTTTGATGCGTTCAGCCATCGCCAAAATTGCTTTAGTCTCTTGTTGTTGTATTGTTTCCATTGAGCCATCTCTTTATCGTTTGTAGTAGATTGTAATAACGAAAGTGATAGTTGGTCAAATTTCCATAAGGACAATCTCTGCCCTGTCTGCAATTATTGTTACAGCATTTCTCTAGGTTCGATTCCATTGCTATGCCTATCCCTTTGTTCGTCTAGATTTTGGAACTGTCTTTGTTCCTGGATTGTCAACTCCCTGAAGGTCTTTCTTGGGTTTCGACACATTACGCACAGTGGACTTGAGCAACTTACTGGGCTGTGATCCAGTAGTTCGTGTGGATTTTCCACTGGTATTCCGTACTGCTTTGCTATCTGCACCTTTCGCTTTTGAACGACTTCTTTTTGGTGGATTCGTTTGCTGTGTTTCGCTTTCGTTATCTCGTCCATCTGGATCTCCCCATATGCGATTGTAGTACTCTTCTTCGGTTACTTCTTTTGGTTCTGCTGACTCCACATACATCAGTGAGTCATTGAACCGCAATTGACTCTGCAAACCATATCCTCTGCAGGGTACAATGTGTTTGAAGCCACCTTTCCAGGTGACATCAATAAAGTAATAGGCAGAGGGATTTACCTTCATTCAGATGCCTTTGCCAGTTCTTTATATCCAGCCCAACTCGGATGCACATTATCTTCTTGCATTCGTTTGGTTCTAAGAATAATATCATTGTTCTCATTGGCCACATGCCATACTGCTGACTGTGCCGCAGGAAACTTATCTGATGGCATTATCCAGAACACTCGCTGAGCACTGGTCAGCTTACGAATTACTCGCAGTTCTTCCTCTGTCTTTATATACTTATGATCATTTGAACCCAATGATATAATGACATGCTTGGCTATGAGCGGAGTGTTCTGAATATTCTTATCCAGCCACTGCTTGCTATTGATACCACCCTTTACATAGGCAACGCACTCTTTACGGATGTTGGATACACCAACTCCAATGCTATCACCAACAATTAAACATTCAAACATTTAGTCCTCGTCTCGGTAAGATGTATTCTTGCAGTGACGAACTATCACCACAAGTCCAGCTATTACTGCTACAATAAAACCTATCATGACGCCATCGGCGATTTCCATTCCCATATTATCCACCTCTTCCAGCTGCACGTTTGACTGGCTTATTGTCACGATCCGCAATGTTGTTCATGGCTTTCTTTACCATGGATGATGCTGACGCTGGGTCATATCCCTTTTGAATTAATGCCTTCTTGGCTTTCTTCTTGGATCGCTTCAGCAATCGTTGTTGTTCCCATTGCTCCTTGAAAGTCAATGGTACTACCTTTGTTGGAATCTCTTTTGCCACTACATCAGTCACGTCATCGTTCATACTTTCTCCTAAATGTGCACAAGTGCAATAATAATGCCATAGACAATCTGATGAGCCATCTGATCAAGACCAAGATGGTTCCAGAATTTGGGGTTTGTTATATCTCGATTACCATAGTTTGACTTTAGCCAGTCAATGTGGTAGTGAGTAAGAAAGTCAAAGATGGCGAGCAGTGCTGCAAACCATGGACTAACTACAAGCAGTAGCAATGCCAGCGTAAAAGCTGAATGCTGCAATGAATGAAAGACACCATACGGATTACCGTAAGTGCCTTTATTGTTGATCATCTCTTGGTTTTGCAGAACAAAATCTACGTACCAATGTTTGACCTGAAGAAGTATAAAGAGTGTCATCATATAATAATTATACCGCTAAAAGAATTGCAAAGCAAATAATATGGAGCAGGATATCGGATTTGAACCGATGACATTCTCGTTGGCAACGAGACATTCTACCACTGAATTAATCCTGCATTATGCTGCCATGAAAGACTTGTATCTATCTGCAGCGTAACTTGCTGCAAATGCTTTTGGCTTTACCATTGGAATGACATTACACATTCCTCTGATGTAACCAGTTGCTTCATTGATCACACAACTTGAACCATGCATTTCGTTTGGGTTAATGTCTAGGTGGACTTCCACTTCTCTTTCTTCCAATACATCATGCAACTTTAGGTACAGTTCTGCAATCTTATAAACTTCATTCATTAGACGCATACGTGGCTTGTCTCGTTTCTGATCCCAGTCACGTTCACGTACTACTTCACCAAAGATTTTACAGCCATTGTTTCCATTGATATGAACCACAACAACCATAATGTAATCTGCGTACCAATCTTTTCCAAGTAGGAATCGTTCAGAGTCACCACCGATATACACTTTGGTTTCTGGACTCTGTGCCAAGATGAAATCACGAACTTCATCTATGTCAATTGCCTTACGCATCTTACACCTCGATTATATTACTTCATTTGGAGCGGAATATCAGAATCGAACTGATGACAACAGATTGGAAATCTGTAGTTTTACCATTAAACTAATCCCGCATTTGGCATCCCTCCAGAGACTCGAACTCCGACTAATGGTTTTGGAGACCATCGTGCTGCCATTACACCAGAGAGATATTATTTACTATCAATCAAGCAATCCTCTGTTGAGAGAATATCTTGAAATTCATTCTTTGTGACCCCAGTGTTATCTTCGGAACGTATATCGTTAGTATCAGTAGGCGATACTTTCGGTATATCACGTTGGAATATAGCATCCCATCGCTTTTCGTATTCCTCTTGTGCTACACTGAATGGTCTTGGCTTTGAACCTTTACCACCATCACTCATGCTTTTCTCCTTTGGTGCCCCATGACAGATTCGAACTGCCGACCTTCACATTACTAATGTGCTGCTCTACCAACTGAGCTAATGGGGCTATCACTGTTACTTATCAAATACTGCCACGATGTCATCTTCTTTAATGATAACACGTTGGGCTTCACCAATCTTTACTACCTGTGCTTTATTCCACTCAAGTAAAACTTTGTCACCAACAGCAACTAGCGTTACCTTTGGTCCGATTGCAAGTACAGTACCAGTTCTTGATTCACGCACTGAGTCAGCATTGTCAAGAATGATTCCTGATTCTGTTTTGATCTCATCTTTGTTTTGTGCAACGAGAACTTTGTTATGTAATGGTTTTACTTCCATGATATTCCTTTATGATAATTGGTGGAGGATGGGAGAATCGAACTCCCGACTCAAGCGTGCAAGGCTAGTGTTTTCCCAATTAGACTAATCCCCCAATATTGGCTCCCCAGCGTGGGATCGAACCACGGACACCTTGATTAACAGTCAAGTGCAACTACCGCTGTGCTACTGGGGAATAAACTTTAATACAATTTCTTTGGCAACTGTTCTGATGCAACTTTCTTTTGCCACCTACGCTTTGCTGCACTCTTTGCCAACTTGCGTTTGATACATGGTTTGACGTAGTGTTGTCTTTCACGCAACTCCATAAGCAATCCACTATCTTCAATCTTACGTTTGAATGTTCGTAGTGCTTTCTCAAACTTACCATCTTCGACTTCTACAGCATTGGTAAATCTTTTACTTTTCTTACCTCTGTTATATTCTTTCGGTCTTTGCGGTATTGCCATACATCTCCTGTTCTTTTGTTATTGGTGCCCCATGACAGAATCGAACTGCCGTAACCTGATTACAAAACAGGTGTAATGCCATTATACTAATAGGGCTGAACTACTACTTATCTTGGTCTCAGTACAAGGATTCGAACCTTGGACCCCTTCGTCCCAAACGAAGTGCGCTACCAGACTGCGCTACACTGAGATAATTATCACTGGTGGTGATGAGTGGATTCGAGCCACTGACCTGCTCCGTATGAAGGAGATGCACTACCGCTGTGCTACATCACCATTGGTACCTTGTGACAGTTTCGAACTGCCGACCCTCTCGGTGTAAACGAGATGCTCTACCACTGAGCTAACAAGGCAAAAATTCTGGTGCCCCAAGCGAGACTCGAACTCGCAAAATTTGGCTTCTAAGACCAACACGTATACCAATTCCGTCATCGGGGCTAAAATGCTTTCTGTTCGTCGTGGTAATTATAGCACATCAAGCACCAATTTTAAAGTCAGTACCATCACGCATGCCCTCCACCCACTCGCCACGAACAGAACTCTCGTGTTGCCAACGCTGGTTTGGTCGACCCCATGGATGAACCCATGTCCCCTAATTTAATAGAGAAGAACCACACTACTGAGGACAACTCAGTTTCATTTCCTCCGTGTCAGAGTAGCAGTTGTGAGACTGCGTGTCTTGGTAGCGGGAGCAGGAATCGAACCTACCTCAATCAAGCATATGAAACTTGCTAGTTCCCAGAACTATATCCCGCAACAACTTGGCGACTCGTGGGAGAATCGAACTCCCGTGAGTGGATAGACAATCCACCGTAATGACCATTATACGAACGAGCCTAAAAACTTGGTGGAGACAGTAAGATTCGAACCTACTCACCCGAAAGAACAGATTTACAGTCTGCCGCAACTCTCCAACTTTGCCGTGTCTCCATGATATTAGTTTAGCTGACGCACTATTTGCTATGCTCAACGGAATTGGTGGCCACACTACCGTTTATGTACATAGTTACTTAGAGTTGACGTTTACTCAATGGCTTACGTCAGCTAAACTAATACCACATTTAATTATACTGGGATGATAGACAACAATCCTACTCAGAGGTTTACCACGTAGTCGTCCTACGATTGGTTGTTATCACATTACGTTCCAACTTTGTCCAGCGTCCTCCTGATACGATCTCAAGGTTTCGTGTAATTTGGCGAGCGATACTCCGTCGAGTATCCTGAACTCCCAAACCACCTACTGGCATTGGCAACCCAATACAATTAAATCTGGTACTCGGTGGGGGAATCGAACCCCTCCTTCCTGCCGTGAAAGGGCAGTGTCCTAACCGATAGACGAACCGAGCAGATTGCCTCATGCTTCCGACTTTACGTAAAGACTTAGAGAGGACTTTTGAATTTCAACTAACTTACAGTTATTATACCCCAAAATTTATTACAAGTCAAGCGATATTTTAATAACCTTCATTGCAACAAGGTTATTGGAGTAGGTGACAGGAATCGAACCTGCTTCCATGGGTTTGCAATCCAGTGCCTGTCCAACTGGCTCCACCTACATATCTGGTACCCTGTGTGAGATTCGAACTCACATTTAAATTTCTCCTTTTGAGAGAGACGACTTTACCAATTTGTCTAACAGGGCATGGTGGGCGCACAGGGAATTGAACCCAGACTCAACGAATTATGAGTTCGCTGCTTTACCATTAAGCTATACGCCCAACAACTGGTGCGGCATGCAGGAATCGAACCCACATTCGTAGGGTAGAAGCCTACTGTATTATCCATTATACTAATGCCGCAAAAACTTGGTGCGGATACCGAGAGTCGAACTCGGAGAACTCAGATTTTAAGTCTGATATGTATACCAATTCCATCATATCCGCAAACTCTGGTGGAAGATCAGGGAGTCGAACCCTGTGAGCGTATTACTACACTCTACAGATTAGCAATCTGCTGCATTACCATCCTGCCCATCTTCCTAACTCTGGTGCGTCCTGAGAGAATCAAACTCCCACTTCATCGTTCGTAGCGATGTGTAATATTCATTTTACTAAAGACGCATATCTGGCGGAAAGCAGAGGAGTCGAACCCCATCCCATTTCTGAGAACCCAGTTTTCAAGGCTGGTCGGCGCACCAACGCACCTGCATTACTTTCCATAACATTGGTTCCCGATAGTGGTAACGATCCACTCGCCTATCGCTTATCAAGCGATTGCTCTACCTCTGAGCTAATCGGGAATATCTTGGTGCTGCCTCGTGGGATCGAACCACGTTCCGAGGATCTTCAATCCCCTGCTATGACCACATCAGCTAAAGCAGCAAATATTCTTTGGGGTGACTACTGGGAGTTGAACCCAGACTAACAGAATCACAATCTGTGTTGCTACCATTACAACATAGTCACACCAAAGAAAACTTGGTAGAGGCACAGAGAATCGAACTCTGGTTTACTGGTTAAAAGCCAGTTACTTTACCACTAAGTTATACCTCCAAATTTGGCAGGGGATATAAGAATCGAACTTATACCGACAGAATCAAAATCTGTTGTGCTACCACTACACTAATCCCCAACATTTGGTACGCAAATTTTTAAAGAACAATTGTGGCACGATGGCCAAAACAAAAAACCCTCTGGACTTTCATCTCAGAGGGTTTTGGAGAATAAACTTTGTAGTCTACTTTACTTTCCAAAACCCTCACTATCATACTCAATCGCTGGTGTGCCATTAAACTGTGAGCGTGTGTTCATCCATCCACTTAATAGTGGTAGATGTTTTCTCAACGAGGATATACAGACTAACGATTTCATAGTAGAAATTATACTACACCTTTTGATTAAAGTCAAACTTATTTTGAGTAACCCTCAACTTTTGAGGGCTATGTTTTATTTAGGAGAATTAAACTTCAGTATTGAAGTTATTGTCAGATTTCTTTACATTTATGCCACAGTTGCCAAGAAATTCTATGCCACTCTGGTCACGATAGTCATTCTTGAAGTAAAACAATTTTATGCCAGCACCATAGATCATCTTTGCGCATTGAACGCATGGAGCATGAGTACAAAACATCACTGCGTCTTTTCCTGATTCTCCATCACGTGCAAGTTTAGCGATTGCATTTGCTTCAGCATGGATGACTGCTTCTTTAGTTTTAATTGTCGTTGTATCATCAGATAACTGAACAACTTCTTCACAAGTATTGTCCCATCCAGCTGGTGTTCCATTGTAACCGATTGATATGATACGATTATCTTTTACAATAACCGCACCGACCTTCAATCGTTCAGCACTGGACAACTTAGCGAATCTCTCCGCTGTGTCCATGAACGCATCAATCCACTTCTGTTTCATTTGCAAATTCTTCCTTTAGACCACGCCAGCCACCAATTTTAATTTTCTTACCTGCGTAAATCCATTTCTTACCATCCCAATCAGCCATCTTAAAGAATGGCCAGTTTACGGATTCATCTTTGACTTCGTAAACACCAACTCTTGCTGGTGTTTGATCTGGCTCATACCATTCGGTTTTCTTGGCATCTTCTTCTTCCTGCTCACGTTCTGCTTGTTGATCATGGTAGTAATCAATCAGACCAGTGAATTCTTGCACTTCCTCAGGGAGTGCTTCCAAAGTTTCCAGATCGTTGAAGTCATACTCATAGTAGTCATCATAGCCATCTTTCCAGATACCAGCAAATGCGCATCCACCCTCATGGTACATACCTTCTACTTCCCAACCCTCGGCATGCAGGTATTCATACAAAGCAATCGGTGGTGCCCATGCAGTATCAAAAGATATCCAGATACTATCATCATCTTGTCGATCACAATCATGGATTGAGATCTCCCACTTGGTTCCCCAATTGTTGATATTCCAGTCATACCAATTATCCTTCTCGGATTCTGGCATTGGACGCAGGTGTTGGAAGACCTGCTTATCTTCACTTAGAAGAACAGCTTCCAATGCATCTACTTTGGATTTATCCGAATGAGATAGTCGGACACTATTGTCGCACCAATTTGGCATATCAAATCTCCATAACAAAAATTAAAACTTAACGAGTGTAACAGAAGTTCCCAGTTACCACTTGTCCATTAATCATTTCACTCTTCAACTCACATACCTGACCCAATTGTGGGATAGGCATAACTGGTGCTTGTGTAGGATACACGTACACAGTTGTTGGTTGACCATAATAAATCACCTGTGGAGGTGGCACTTGTTGATAAACGTATGCTGGTCGATTATTAATTACCGTACCGAGCAACACACCAACACCAAATGGAACCCATGGATTTCCACCATTAGCCATGGCTGGGGTTGATATACTTAAAACAACAAGTAAACCTGCAAGAACTTTTTTCATAAAAACCTTTCAGTATTATTCAGCAAACACCACAGAAAAATAACCAGCCAAGTAAGAATCAGTACAGTTCAACCGAACACGAAACTCATTGGTAAGCCAATCAATTTTCAAATGAGATTCATCAAAAACCGCACCAGCGGAAATATCAGAAACAGCGTCAACAACACCAGCGTTAAAAGTAGAGTATTCATTCATAATATAAGATTCCTTTTCAATCATCATAAGACTATTATACTCTATTTATGAATAAAAGGCAAGCGATTTATGACCCTCTTCCACCATGGCTGGGCGACCTGTATTTTCAGGACTGGTCGGCTCCAGCCACGGATTTTTTTGTTGCTACCTTCTTCGCAACTGGAGCTACTTGCAAAAAACCTGACTCATAGGCAAGTTTGTGTGTAATCTTTGGATACATTTTGTGCAGGGTTTGATCCTTTACTGCAATAAGCACCTTTGCTTCTGTAGGATGAACACCTTCAAGAAGTGAAACAAACAAAGTCTCTCGCTTGAGTGGTGTCAAATCTTTACGGCAGAAAACATACAGGCGACGCAACTCACTGAACAGATTCGTTGGTGTCATACCCAATGGTTCTGCTGCTAGTTTGAATGGTGGTTCACCTTCTGGTAGAACCATTTTCTTTTCTGGATCGAAGGCATATTCAAGTATGAGACGTAGTGCACCATCTCCTTTATATTGTTCAATGTTCTTTGGATCAGAATTGATGTCATCCAACATCTGTGTAACATATTTTCTCATTTAAAAATCCTCTAGTTCGTCTAATAGTAAACGGCAACGATGCTCAATCAAATAATTCATTATGGACATTTTATCGCCAGTCGGTTTTGTATTTATGTAAGATGTTATTACCTGTTCACGCACATCTGGTGGGATATGATCAAAGTCAACCAGTACTGAATTCCTCTGCCAGTTGCGACGTTCCTCATCATTCTTACATGCAAGAAAACCATTATCAATAAATTCCTGCAATCGTTTTGCACTCATTGGTTTCTGGCGTTCACCAGAAACAAACACATCATCTTTCGACAGGATGTTTGGAATGCCATCACCAGCATCACCCTTGACAATATGCTCGATTTTATACTCTATGATTTCTCGTTGAGTTGCCGTGACATATTTCTTTTGCATTGGTGACCACTGCTTCACATTCGGATGTAGTTGAAGTTGTTTGAAGTCTTTATCCGATGACAGGATTAAGATCTTCTGTGACTCTTCAACCAAACCCTCTTGAATCAATTCGTTCTCTTGAGCGTATGATGTCAGGATCGCAATGATGTCATCTGCCTCACATCTTTCCAAATGCAATACTTTATATGGAAAGTTTTTGGCTAAATCGTCACGCATTTCTGACAGCGTATCAAAGATCAAACCCCAATCAAGATCAGAAGCATCACGTGCTTTCTTGCGACCTGCTTTGTAGTGTTCAAAGAATTCTCTACGCCAATACTTACGCCCATCACAGCAGATTACAATTTGTCCATACTCTTTGCCATACTTTTTCTTGTATGACTTGATAGTTGATAGGGTTACATGACGAATGAGATTCTTTACCTCACTCTCTGTTCCCTTCAACTCACGCTGGAAAGTCAAGATGGCTGATAAAGCCACCTGACTATAATCTACTAGAATCATTAGAATGCTCCGATCAAAATTGTTTCTTCATTAATACGTCCATTCGGAGCCGATGGTTTTGTCTTCAGAGTCTTCATTGCATTAGTCAATGCACGCTTACCCATAGCCAATCCCTTAAAGAATTCTTCTGGCTTACGTAAAGTAAATGCCTTCGATTCCTTGATGTCAAATCCAATAATCGTTGTACCCTTCACCGACAGAGTAGTTCCCTCTGCACGATAGACACCGATACGACGATATTTCGTGTTGTAGAACCATACCTCAGTAGAGCCAATAATGTTCGTTGGACTAACTGATTTCAAATTCAACTCAGCAAACTCTCGCATGAACTTCATACGAGCCACCTGTTTTGTAGGCGAAACTTCTTTACGCTTACGTGGTGCACGATTTGCCTTGGCAGTCTGAACCATCTGGTTGCAGTCAGAAATAATAGCATCAACAAACTCGGCAAACTTCTTGAGTTCTCGTTTGTTAAAGTGTGAGTAACCTTCTACCAATTGCTCATCATTGCCTTCAATCGCTTCTCTAAGTTCTTTGGCAGTATTGACAAACAACTCTCCAATACGTTTAGCAATGGGTCCAGCCACCTGATTAGCCAGAAGGTAATTCTTTGCTGAAAAGTCAGACTTACATCCACCGAGAACAAAGTCATCAATCGCACCTTCAATCTCACCAGCCAAGTCATGGGCTTTCTCTTCCATACGTTGTTGGATGGAAATTACATTAGATGGCGATGCATCTTTGGCAGCAACTGCATCTTTTTTATCTTTCGCATCTTGTGATTTTTGACGCTTGGTAATCTGAGCAAGTAACTTGTCAGTATTTTCGGTCAGGTGACGCATCTCGCTCTCTTGAAGAACAGAACCACTTTCAATCATACGTGCAAGAACTCCTGCCGTACGAAAGTGTTGTTCGTCCACTTTGAGTAACTCGACTGCTAATTTCTTGTCGATCTTAGCGTAGTGGGTAATGAACCACTTCTTCTTATCTTTGTCATCATGGTTTGAATTGTAGTAATTCAACGCCATGATAAGATCTCTCATGTAGTGATCGGGATTGATTGTTACCTCAAATCCCTTTGTCATACGCTCAGTGCGTGCGATCAATTGTTTACGTTTTGCAGTATTAGACATAGGTTAAAAACCTCCAAGTTATAATATAATTATACTACAAAACTGAATTAAAGGCAAGCTAAATTTGATAATCCCCTCAGAAGTTGAGGGGATTGTTTTCTCACTTGGTAACAGTTTCGTATACTTCTACAAAGTCCTCATGATCAGCAATTTCTTGAGTCAGATTTTGCTTATGAAAAGTCTTTGCAATTTTGGCAACGATCTTGCGTGGGATCTGATGATTGTCAGAAACGTCCTTGACGATTTCTTTAATCAGATCTCGTTCAGCTTCCATACGTAGCATGGAGTTGCTGATTTCTTGAACTGCGTCTTTGATCTTTTTACGATCTTCTGGGGATGAAATTGTAATAGCCATTATTTTTTACTCACTGAAACATTACCTTTGAGGAACAAGCCAAGCAGAATTGCTGCACACCAAGTTTCAAAAGTGTATGGGATTGCCAAAATTGGGAACAAGGTATTCAATGCCCAAATCGTGAAGAATGGACCAAAGATAACCAATAAAACTACAAGGGCAATAATTGCCACGATACCGATTCCTTTAAGCATCTTTGTTCTCCTCAATTTCTTTGATACGCATTTCCAATACACCGATTGCTGTATTGAAGTGACCAGTGCCTTCAGCATGTGGGTTAAAATAATTTCTACGTAGCGTTTCTACTTCGTTCTTAAGAACTGCCACGTATTCTTCACGAGTTGTGTCGTAGTAAATGCTCATAATGTAAAGTCCACTTTAGTTACGGAGTCCCAGCGGAAAGATCTCCACTCAGATTTTTCTGTATCAAATACCCTAACTGCGGATCCAGTAGACGTGCCACCTTCACTTGCGGTCTTTGGAGTTTTATCTGTAGGTAT